GGTTCTTTGACATATGCACCTGCATACTTAGAGTCTTTATCAGAACGGACAATGGGAGGGATTACAATGTTCCTCTTCTTGAGGTAATTGTAAATGATAGTATCCCACATACGAACCTGAGAGAATACATCAGCATAGTTCGCTTTAGCGTCATACGCCATAACGATCGCTAGTTCAATCAGTTTCATCTTGTCTTCCATACGGTCAACAAGTTCCACGTCAATAATATTGTATTCTACAAACTTCTGCCACCCATTAGTGTAGAAGTCTTTAAATGTATCAAACTCAGAGTGATCTAACTTCTTCTGCCCAAGTTCCACACTCGCAATGTAGTCCAGACGATAGGACTCCTGCGCTTTATAAGTGAACTTCTTATAAAGATTTAGGTAATCAAGTTGCGTGATACCCCCAACATCATAAGAAATGTGTTTTCTTCCTGCAATGAAAGTCTCTTTCTCTGTAACAAGACCCCATGGTGAAATACGCTTCATCAACTTCTCACCCAGAATCCTGTCGATACGACGTACCAAATACGGCATATCATACAGTTCACTGTTCCAACCAGTAACAACCTCAGGAGTATTATCCTCAATCATCCACCAGTTAATGAAATCATTCAGGAGTTCATACTCAGTTCTGAACCCCTTATAGATGACATTCTGCTGTTTGTTATTGAAGGGTCCTTGACCCCAGGTGCGGATCTGTTTGGTAGTATAGTCCTGCACGGTGATGAGGAGAACTTCCTCAGCGGCAGATTCAACATCTGGGAATCCATTCTCTGATTTTACCTCAATATCAATAGTAGAGATTTTGATCTTATGAGTATCAAACTTAATCTCTTCTTCAGGATACTTCTCAGAAATATACTGATAGATGTATCTATCATTTCCGTAGATCTTGAAGTTATCTACACCATCATATCGCTTGATGAATTCACGACATTCACGAACAGTTCCAGGTTCAACGGATTGAACATAATCACCTTCGAGGGTTTTATATTTGGTTTTTCCTTTTGATTCAACAAAAAGAGTCGGGTAAAACTTCTCCCGAGTCATGAAATGTTTACCATTTTCATAACCACGGACCAAGAAGTGATCCCCGACCATTTGGACGTTCGTGTAAAATCTCATTCTGTAAGTTTCAAATACGCTTCAACTACTTCTGGAGTTGGATCTACAATAGTAAGGATATCACTAGATCGTATCATATATTCAGTTTGATTGGAAGCCTTTACCCAAGGTTCGAGTTTACCATCTTGATAGAAACGATAGGGTTTAATCAGTTTACAATCAGGATCTCCAATCTCAGAATCAACTTGCTCTACTTCACTAATTAAAACATTATCAATATCAATCAATAAACATTTAATATTTTCAGACATCTTCTACCTCAGTTTTAGATTCTGATTCAGAATTAATTTTTAGTTTTTTATCATACATTTCTTTCACGCTAGAAAGAGGTTCGCAAATAGTCGCAATAATATCAGGACTAATTACATACTCCTTATCACTAGAAAGAATCATCCAAGGAGAAAGAATTACATCCAATTCATAATTAGAATCAGATGTTTCACTTTCCATCAACAAGGTCTTTTCTTGTGTACGAATAGATTGAGGTTGTTCAAGAAGATATCCATGGATTTTTTCGTCCTGGGTAATTTCCTTTATACCACTAATAATGGTATCTCCCGTCTTCAGGAGAATCATTTTGACTGCCATAACTAATTTGTTTCCTCCAAGTATTATAGCATGTTTAGACGGTTGGTGGGGTAAAAGTTCGAACCAATTGTGGGCGAACTAATGCTGCCTTGTCGCGAGCAACCAATGCATCGATTGAACTCTTATATGTATCTGTCATAATCCTAGGATACAATCCAATCACAATGATGGGAACCAAGAGAGCACTCACAATATAGACCTCACGAGGTTCGGCATCCACCAAGTTGGTATGAGCCACCAGTTCAGGGTTCGGTTTGCCGTAAAAGATTTCTCGAAGCATTGAAAGCAGATAGATCGGAGTGAGGATAACACCAATAGCAGATACAATACAGAGTGCGACACGGAATGGAAGAGCATACACAGTATCAGTAGCAAATCCAGTGAAGACCATCAGTTCACTAATAAATCCACTCATACCGGGCAGAGCAAGTGACGCCATAGAACACATCACCCAAAGAGCAAACATAACTTTCATACTCTTTCCTACACCACCCATCTCATCCAGTTGGAGAGTATGAGTTCGGTCATACGTTGCCCCCACCAGGAAGAACAGAGAAGCACCAATCAGACCATGACTGATCATCTGGAGCATTGCACCACTTGTCCCAAGAGCACTGTAACTACCAACACCAATCAGTACAAATCCCATATGACTAATAGAACTATATGCAATCTTCCGTTTCAGGTTTCTCTGTGCGAAAGATGTGAGTGCTGCGTAGATAATATTCACGGCACCCATAATAATCAGTACTGGTGCGAATACCTTATGTGCTTCTGGGAGAAGTTGACAGTTGAATCGGAGAAGAGCATATCCACCCATCTTGAGTAGGATACCCGCCAGCAGCATATGAACTGGTGCTGTTGCTTCTCCGTGAGCATCGGGCAACCAAGTATGAAATGGAACAATAGGTAATTTCACACCGAAAGCAATCAAGAATGCACCATAACACCAGAGTTGGAAGTTAGGTGGGAATCCCTGCTCCATCAGATAGGTGTACTCAAAGTTGGGTGTTCCAGTCCAGAATCCCATCGCTAGTCCTGCTAGAAGAATGAACAGAGAACTACCAGCGGTGTATAGGATGAATTTTGTAGAAGCATACTGGCGTTTCTTACCACCCCAGATAGAAATCATCAAATACACAGGAACAAGTTCCAGTTCCCAAGACAGGAAGAACAGAATTAGATCTTGTACTGCGAAGACCATAATCTGCCCACCGTCCATCAGCAGGAGCAGGAAGTAAAACAGTTTTGGTTTGAATGTAACTGGCCAAGCAGCAAGTGCCGCCAGACTTGTAATGAAACTAGAAAGCAGAATGAGAGGCATCGAAAGACCATCTGCTCCTACAGACCAGGAAAGACCTAATTGAGGAACCCACGAATACTTCTCCGCCATCTGAAGACTACTGATATCAGGATCGTATCCATTAACGTATCCCGCTACTGTGATCAGAAATGTAATTAGTGTGACGCCAAGTGAATACCACTTAACTACCTTGTTCCCATCTGGGAGCAGAGGAATGAATAAAGCACACGCAATTGGAAATAAAATTGCTAGACTCAACCAGGGCATATTATAAGAAAAGAGTCAACCCCATTTTAACACAAAAAAAGAGGGGAATCAACTGGATTTTGCCAGTTGCCCCCTGCGGCGACGATATTCGTTAGTATTTAGAGATAATCCTTCCTTTGATGATGTTCTGGTACAATTTTACCAAGTTCAATATTCAGCAACCCATCCTCAAAGCTAACTGATCTAACTTCCGTCTCGTCACTGAGGGTCCATGTTCTAGTGAAAGATCTTTGAGCCATTCCTCTATGGACGTATGTTGTTTCAGATTCTGTTTCGTCTTTTCGTCCTTCGACAAAAAGTTTTCCGTCTTGTGTGTAGACATTAATTTCTTCCTTTTTAAAACCTGCAAGTGCTAGTTCTAAGCGGTATTCTACATTGCTTAGTTGAACTAGGTTGTATGGTGGGTAGTTACTTTGCGTCTCGTGCAGCGTCCCAAGACGGTCAAAGTAATCATCCATGCCGATACTGTACCTATTTATACGGTCCATCAGCTCAGGCAGATCCTTCGTATGAAACTTCATTAAGTTCCCCATGGTTATTAGCTCCTTTAAAAGCAAGTTTGTGTTGTGTGATCCCCGAAGGCAATCAAACATATTTATAATACAGCATAAAAAAACGGGGTAGTGAACCCCGTATTTTTTTATTCGGTTACTTCAACCTTTTTCTTCTTCGCCCCAATATTGTACTTAGTTTCGAGAATCCAGTCTTGCTTGTCCTTATAAGCAAGCACTTTAATCTGATTAAGCGGAGCGATATCTTGAATCTTAGTGACATCTACGATACCAATGAGACCCCAGTCTGCAAGCAATTGTGCGATGCGATTGCGCCTCTGGACATCATTAACCGTAAGGTTAGCGTGCTTGCCGTCCAGAGCAAACAATTCTTTGAAATGAACAAGGAAATATCTACCTTGCTTATGTAAAATGTGGCAGGACTGATAGATTTTCTTCTCCTTCCTTGATGCCACTCCGATGCGAGTCAAAGTTTCACGGAC